TAGAGCGGCTGATTACGGTGCCGTCTCCAAGATGTCCGGTGGAGTTGAGCCCCCAAGCCCATAGCGTCCCGTCTTTTTTGACGGAGGCGGTGTGGTATCTCCCCGCCGCAACCTGCGCCCAATTCGTTAGAGCCCCAACCTGAACAGGGCTGGAGCGGTTAATTGTGGTTCCGTCGCCAAGCGCGCCCTCGGAGTTGCTGCCCCAAGTCCACATCGTCCCATCGGTCTTAACAGAGGCGGTGAAGTTATTCCCTGCCGCAACCTGATACCAGTTTGTCAGCGCCCCAACCTGAACAGGGCTGGAGCGGTTAATTGTGGTTCCGTCGCCAAGCGCGCCCCCGGAGTTGCTGCCCCAAGTCCACATAGTGCCGTCAGTCTTGACGGCTGCGCTAAAGGTATTTCCTGCCGAAACCTGCGCCCAGTTGGTAAGAGCGCCGACTTGGACAGGACTGGAGCGGTTGGCGGTAGTGCCGTCGCCGAGTTGGCCGCTGGTGTTAAGGCCCCAAGTCTCCAGCTCTGCCCCAGAGAAAACCACATTCCCTGTATTGAACGCCGACACCCGACCCGGCCCATAGATGTTGGCCGCCGCAGATCGAACTTTAAACGTACCGCCACCGCCCGTTGACACGTTAATCGGAGACGCAGACCCAGTCGCGCCGACAGATGCCCCGGTGCTTTCGTTGACCGCCGTGACCGTATAGCCCGTGACCGCGCTTCCGCCGGGGTTGGCGGGCGCAGTAAATGCCACGGACATGGTTCCGATGCCGTTCGTGACAGACGTGATGGTCGGGGCGTCGGGGGCTTTCAGAAGGTCAAAGCCGCCGTCGACGTAGCCGCCTTGGGACGTAGCCATACTAGCCTCCTAACGTCACGAAATGTCCTCGTAACTAATTATCACCTTCAAGTCGTTTGCGGAACCCGCCGTCGCACCAATCGACTTGTCTTCCTCAAGATAGATCGAGGTGTTCCGGTCGATGACCACAAGCGAGGAGTCAGCCGGGACCGAGACCGTGCTCACGATCTGCGAGGCCGTGCCGCCAAGAGCCGCAGCGGTGTAGTAGTTGATCGTGATGTCGGCGGCGTTAGTGCCGTCCACGTTTGCCACGATCAGCGACTCAATCTTGAAGACCTTGTTGGATGACGCCGCGTTGCTCAACACAGACGTGGCGCTGGTGGAAGTCAGGTCAATCACGGCAGACTTGCCGATGATTGAGGTGACGTTGACGATATTCGGGGCTGCCACAGTTTATCTCCTTATCCAAAAATCAGGGTGAAGGCGATTGCCTTGCCAGCTGAGATGCCCGCAGACGGCGTTGTGAATGTCAGGTTGCCCGAGCCATCCGTGCTGACAACTTGGCCTGCGGTTCCGTCTGCTGTCGGATATTTAAGGCCCGCCGGGTTGTTGATAATCCGCGTGACCGTCCCCGACGCATTCTCTGCGTAGATGGCCATGTCGGCATCATTGATGTTGATCGCGAGTTCGCCGGGGTTCAGGTTGCCAGCGGAAGGCGCGGCACCTGACGTGGTGCTGCGGTACAGCTGAATCGGAGTGTATCCGGTCTGCGGCATTGCTGTTACCTCTTTTCAGGGTTGTTGGCGGGCATTATGCCCTTAAATTCAGGGCAACGCGATAGCTTATTCATCAAAACGTCCCCCCATCCAGTCCGCCCCAGCTCGGCGCGCTCGCACCATTCGACAGCAACACCTGCCCAGCCGTGCCATTGGCCAAGAACGTCGTCGCACCGGCGCCGGTCTGATACGGGATTTGGCTGGCCGCGCCGCCTGCGAGGTTGGTAGCTGTCCCTACGGCGAGAGAGGCTTGCGTCCGGTTTTCCCAGCGCGAATCGACGCTGTCGTAGACGATGACATCGCCGCCCGTCAGCGAGGTGAACTGCACGTTGCCGTCGGTGCCACCCAAAACCGTGCCGTATGTCGGACGCACGAACAGGATGCCGTTGGAAGCGTCGGCGTAGACGACAGCGGCCATGAGGGCGATGGCATTGGGAGCCGATGGCTTGTTCTTTGTCAGCCCGCCAGCGACAGCCGGATTGTAGTAAAGCACGTCGCCCTGAGCCCAAGTCTCGGCCCCGCCTGTGGTATTGATGCCTTTGATTTCGCCAAACTGGACAACCGTTACCCAGTCGTTGGTAATCCCGGTCTGCATTGAGATGCCGAGGATGTAACTGGACTGCTCCGGCAAGAGGCCCGTGGCAGGCGCAGCCGTCAAACCACCGCTTGCGCCAAGCGTGCCCGTGAACATGAGCACTTGGCCCTTGGTCGCACCAGCCGACAGCTTGACGCGGTAGTACATCTCCTCGCCGATGTGCTGGATCACGGCGCCGTTCATCTGGAACGCCAGCGTCTGGAACATGTCGGCGTCGTCGTAATAAAGGCGCCCGGTGGCGTCCGTCACGGTGGCCGTGGTGTCGAATTGGATAAAGTCCGGCGAGCTGATGCCGCCCGTGACGCCGGTCATCGAGGTGATGTCGGCATTCGCGCCAGAGGCAGCCGCGCTGAGGTTGGTGCGGGCTGTGCTCGCATCCGTAGCCCCGGTGCCGCCATTGGCCACAGCAAGCGTGCCAGCGATCGTGATTGTGCCCGAAGAGGTGATCGGGCCGCCAGATGTCGTGAGGCCCGTAGTGCCGCCAGAGACGTCAACCGAGGTCACGGTGCCCGCGCCCGCCGTGTCCCAGACAAAGGCAGAGCCGTTCCACTTCAAGAACCTATCAGACACAGTCGGCGCGTCGATAAAGGCCGTGGTATTTGAGTTCGTATTGTAGACGATCTTGTTTGCGGCGCCGCCAGCCACGTTGGTGGCGGTCCCCGCATTGCCTGTCACGCTGATAGACCACGTCCCCGTGGCATCCGTGCCAGAGGTCGATGGCGCGCCAACATCGGCATAATCAAGGACGACAACGCCGGTCTGCCCGTTCACCGATGCGACCAGATCGGTCTGGTCGATCTTCTGCCAGACAGTCCCGTTGAAGATTGCCCAGTCGCCAATCTGCCAATCGGTGATGCCGTTCAGGTTGGTCGAGCCCGCCGTCGTGACGATGTAGTAATAGCCATTCGTGCCGACACTGGACGTCAGGGTGGGCGTGTTGGTCGAGGCATTCCACCCGCCCTGATACGACAGGCCGCCCGTGAAGCTTGCCGTGGTTGCGCTCGTGATGACGCCCTTGGCGTTGACCGTGATGACCGGGATCGCGGTGGACGAGCCGTAGGTGTTTGCCGAGACGCCAGAGTTCGGCAAGTCGGCGTTGACCATGGCGCGGAATGCCGTGGGTGCGTCAGGGCCAGCCGAAGGGCCCGCGTAGATGACGTTGGCGGGCTGATCCACGACCAGAAGCGCGGAGCCCCACGTGTACTCCCCGGTGCCATTCGACACCAGAACCTGACCCGCATTGCCGACCGGGCCGACATACAGGCCATCAGCACCGCACCAGATGATCGCACCCTCGTCAGGTACAATGCTGCGTGCCGTGCCGCCGTTATCAAGTCCGAGCAGGCCGTCCACTTGGTCATCATCCGCGAGGTCGATGGCCGGGTGTGTGTGGTCGGCGCGGGACATGTCGGTCGAGACGCCCGCAGAGCCGGTGGTGTCAACAGCCAGAGGCGTCGCATTGCTCAGATTGGCCGTCAGGGTGACGTTACCAGTGAGAGCGCCGCCACCACTCAGGCCCGTCCCGGCGATGACCTGACGGCTGTCCGGGACATAGCCGCTGATTGACGCGGCGATGGTCGTGGCGGCCACCACGCGGCCCGTGGTGTCGACGGTCAGGACAGGGATTTCAGTGGCCGAACCATAGGAGCCCGGCGTCACCCCGGACGATGCGAGCTGCACCGAGCCCACGCCACCGTTGGCGATCGACAGCGTGACGTTGGACGACAGCTGGCCGCCACCCTGCAGGCCCGTGCCAGCGATCACCTGCCGCGATGTCGGCACGCCCGCCACGCTCAGCAGGTCACCCACCCGGATTTGGTAGTTGTTGCCCTGATAGACGATCATCATCAGCGAGTTTTCGTCGGCCACGGGGGCGACGGGGAGCTGCGTGACGCGGGTTGGGATCAGATTGCTGGGTACGTCTGACATTTATAGCTCCAAGTATCCGTCACCATCTTCCGTGATGATGAACTCGTTGCCTTGCTCTTGGATCAACCCGGCGGGGCGCGTGTTGATCGGCGTGTCGGGGCGTACAAACGGGAGCACGATCTGGTCCGGTGGGCGAGGGGCGAGTCGGTATGGGTCGTATTGGTCGCGATCTTCCCGGCAGACCATCAGCCCCGGATAGTTCGGGTCCGGCGCCAGTTCGGAAAGAAACATCTTGCGCGAGCAGCGTCCGCAAATTCCGATACCGTATGTCGGCTGTCCAGTAGGGTCTAGGTACAGCGAATTGCTCATGCGGTGTACGCCCTAATGCCGGGGTTAATCTGGATTGGCGAGCCGTCATTGTCGCCGTCCCACGCACGCTGCATGCTCACAGCCGCACGCTGCTCCAAGAGAGGCATCAAGGCTGCGTCAACCTGCGGCGTCTCGGCGGCGACCTTGCTGGCCAGACCATCGACGATGGCCTGCAGCCAGCGCTGCGGTACCTCGACCTCCTGCTGCAGGTTCTCGGTGTCCATGATCTGGCGGTGACGCCACAGGATCAGCTGCGCTTGCTCTGCAGCCGAGAACGGCGCGGGCCAAAGGTAGACTACAGGCTCCGGCAGATCGCGCTGGAAGTAGTAGTTGCTCGGGCGACCGGGGAACTGCAGGTTCGACTGGTTCACATACGAGTCGCGGTTTAGCTGGCCGAGCGGGATTTGCTGCGGCAGGTTGCCCAGCGTAATCGCAGAGAAATTCAGGGTGCCACTGGTCGCCACGATCCGGAAATAGGCATAGGCAAGAGCGCCGCTGATGTCGGTCCACGTAATATCGCCAGCCGATGCCGTGACACTTGATGTCCCCACGGTCGTCCACGACGAGCCATTCGTGCTGACTTGGAAGTTGACGGGCACGGCAGCCGCCGACCACTTGATGCCGACCGTGTTCACCACCGTCTGCGTGGTGAAGTTGACGGTGTAGCTGGTGGACGTGGTGACCGAAGCCCCACTGAGCAGCTGCAGCACGCGGTAGTTCAGGTTCAAGACCTCGACGGTGCCCGGCGGCAGCGTGATCAGCGGCTGGTTCTCATACATGGGAAGGATGAGTTGCTCGATGCACCAGCTGGGCGTCCTGATGTTGGCAAGCTCAGAAAGCATCAGGTACAGCGAGTCGAGCGCGTAGGTTTGCATCTCGGCGGTGATGGCCTGAGCGGGCAAACGACAGCGTCTGAAGGCGTGATCTACCACCTTCAGAGCGTTAAACGTCGTGCCGCTCACATTCCCGGAATAGGCCATACTGTCTCCGCTGCGTGATCAAAGCTGGCCGCTGGTTCAGCACGCCTCGGGAGTTTGTTCAGGGGAATTATAGACCAACCCCCCTGAAAGAGAAAGTCACTTCTTTTTCTTGCCCGCCTCGGACATGGCAATGGCGATGGCCTGCTTGCGGCTTTTGACCATCGGGCCAGACTTGCTGCCCGAGTGCAGCTCGCCAGCCTTGAACTCGCCCATGACCTTGCCGACCTTGGCTTCCTGCTTCGGGGTCATGCCGCCGCGCTTCATCATGGTCTTCGGGCCGGGCAGATCGGGGGCCGTGTGCATCTTGGTTTCGCCGGGGTTTTTGTTCCCCTCGATGCCAAGCTTGCTCTTGTCCCGTATCATGCCGCCCGCCATCGCCTTGATCATCGGCTCGCTGCGGTTGGTCGGATACTGCTTACGCATCGGCATGTCGCTCTTCAGCTTGGCCTCGTCGTAGCGCATCTCCTTGCGGACGCGCGACATCTCCTCGCCTGCATCCTTACGCTCGCTGCGGGTTTCCTGCTTGATGCGGGACATCTCAGCGCGCTCATTGCGCATCGCGTCCTTGGCCTTAGCCGCGCCACCCATGGCCATCTTGGTCAGAGGCTCGCCCTTGTGCATGCTCTTTTCATGCTTGTGGACGGCGGTCTTCACCATAGCCTTGTCTTTGGCCATGTCTTTCTTCATGGCGGCACTGATCATGGCCTTGTCTTTGGCCACGTCGGCGTGACCGCCGCGCGCATAACCTTTGACCATAGTTTTGCCGGTCGAGCCAGTAAACCCGCACTCGCTGGGAAACTGGAAGTCCGACACGTATTTCAGAGACTTGCTCATTTCACGCTCCTATCAGAGTGATAACCTTCGATCAGCCGATCCAGTTTCGCGTCCAAAACCTCAAGCCGGGTCATCACCCGATTGATGTCAGCGTGCACCTCGACCTTGGTGACATATTCTTTTGCGACTTCTTCTCTCGTACGATTCAGCAGTATGGTGATCCGGCTGAGCTCGTTGGATTTCTCCTTCAGAACCCAGCTGATCAACGCGAGCAGAACCGACAGGATGGTGTTCCACAGCATTACCTCTGACATGGCACCCTCTTACGGCTGCGTACCATAGGTTTTGATGCACTCCAGCGTGATGGTGTAACGATCACCAGCCGCAGCGCCCACAGTGGTGAACAGCACGTCACCAGTTTTGCCCGTGCCTGCATTGTTCGGGAAGCCGCCGAACGACGAGTAATCCATCAGGTAAAACTGATTTTCAGGGATCGTCTCGCAGATCAGATCGGTCGTGGCATCCCAGAGGATGTCAACGGCCATACCCTGCGTCTGCGCCCAAATCTTGTTGATCTTGACGCCGTTGCAGGCATTCCCCGCCGCGCTGGGGTTTAGGGTGGAGACGTCGATCTTTACGACCGCAGACTCGCCCGTGCCATCAGAAATGTTCGTGAACTTGCCGATGAACAACCGCTCACCATCAAGGATCGTCTGGGAAGTAACAGCGTCAGCCATACCTATCTCCTCAATGAGGAGGGGGCTGTGTCGGCCCCCTCGGTTTCACCAATTAGGCTGCAACGGCGCCGTTCAGAGCCATGATGGCCCAGCCAGCGGCGGTGTAAATCAGCGTGGCCGACTCGCCAACACCCGTGAAGGTGATGGTGGTGAAGCCAATCTTGGTGGTGGGAGTAAGAACAGCCGAGCCGCCATCAACCGTGTGGGTGATGACCTTAATCTGGCCTGCGGTGCCATTGGCCAAGGTCAGAGCCTGAGCCGAGCCAGTGGTCGTCAGCGAGGTGAGCATGTCGGTCACGTTGACCGCACCAGCTCCGGACAGCGACTGAACCGAGGCGAACACGTCACCCGTCAGATTGCCGGTCACGTTGCCGGTGATGTTGCCGGTGACCGCGCCGATGAAGCCGTTGGTCGAAGTTACCGGGCCGGAGAAAGTTGTCGAAGCCATGGTGATTTCCTCTTTTGCACGAGTCGCCTGTCAGTCTGTGCATCGTCCGCTGGGCCGGTCTGACAAGCTGGGTGTAGTCCCAGACTAGGAATACTTTAGCACATAAGCCTGAGCCTTGACTAGTAGCGCAGGGTCGTCATTGAAGAGGCCAAGAGCCCTATTGCAGTTCGAGCAGAGCAGCGCGCGCACAACGTTAGATTTGTGGCAGTGGTCAATTGCCAAATCCTTGATTTTGCCAGATGCATTGTCTGATGCCTTCTCAGGTTTTCCGCAAATTGCGCAAACATTGTTTTGCTCGCGGAGCATTTCTTGATAGCGATGGGCATCTACACCCATAGATTCCCATTTCTTTTGCTTGATGTAATGAGCGTGGCAAAGGCCCTTAGCGTAGAGGGTATTGTCGCAATCAGGAATATCGCATGACTTGGCGGGCTTCTTTCTGTCACGATAACGAGTGTGCCCGTGTCGAAGTAACCGCTGATAGTGCATCCTACACAGGCCCTTGGCCTTAACAGGCTCCGAACATCCATTTTCTTCGCATTCAGGCAATTTCTGCATGACGCGCGCTTTAATCGGCTCACTAGGCGACGATCCTCGCTTGAACTGAGCGTAGTGAGAGAAGCAGTAGCCCCTCGCATGATGCCGCCGATCGCAGCCAGAAACAGTGCAAGAAATGTGTTTTTCTTCCATGAAAAAGCCCTCCCGATGTTTAGGATTGTATCCTAGTATCGGGAGGGCCACTTTGCAAGAAGCCAAAAACTGTTTGTTTTCAGCTACTTATTAGACGCCAGCCGTTCCATAAACGCCACGGGGGTCCGTCCACCCGAACGTATAGCGTTCTGTTGCCTTATAGCGCATGGAGTCGGTTTCGAAGTCACCTTCCATCGACTTTTCAAGGCCGCGACGCATCAGCAGCTTCAGGCCTTCCGGCGCATCAGTCTGAATCCACCATGCGGTGGTCGAGGTGATACGCGAGAGGTTGGCTTGGCCGTCAGACAGCAGACCCATCGACTTGACGGGGTTGATGTCGTTGTCGGCGGTGCCGGTGCGCAGAACCGACTTCAGCAGCACTTCGGCTTGGAAGACGTTCGACGGACCCGTCACGATCTTCTTCGGCGTCAGGCGGATACGCTTGCCGTTGTTGTCAACAGCGTTGCGAATCTGGATCAGCAGCTGTTCCAGCGAGGTCTGCGAGAGAGCAGCCGGAGTGGTCAGCTGGTTGCTGAAGGTGCCGTTGACGATCGGGTGCGAGGAGCTCACCAGAGCCACACCGTCGCCGCCCGGATAGGCAGCGTTGAAGGCGCGGTTCAGGATGTTGGCACCCAGCGTTTCCTTCGTTTCGATCAGCGACTGAGCCAAGTGCTTGGCGTAGGTCTGACCGATACGAATGTGATCGCCGTCCTCGACAAGAACCTTGGTCAGCGAGAACGCCAGACCGTAGACCTTGTAGAGGTAGCGCTGCAGGAACAGCACGCCGCCGGACTGGTAGGACACAGCCATGCCGTCGGGCAGTTCCGGCGCAGCGCCAAAACCATAGAGCACAGGCTCTTCATGGTAGTTGCGCGGAATGCCTTTTTGCTCACGGAACACCATGTTCCATTCGTCGGCGCGCTGATTGTAGACGCCGTCGAACACTTCGTTAAGGATGGGCTCGACTACTGACCGAAAGTCAGTACTGCGCATAGGGGTAGCCATGGTTCAAGCCCTCCTTAGATGCTGTTGACAGCGGCCTTGTACGCGGCTTCGTTCAGGCGAACGGTAACCGTGACATAGGCATCAGTCAAAGAGTCGTTGATGTTGTATGCAAAGCCAGTGATCTGGAACTGGCCAGAGGTCGACTGAATTGCGGTGAGTTGGGTGGTGGACAGACCCGTCTGGGTCGAGCCGCCCGGCGAAGCCACGGTCCAGTCGCACTCTTCGCCGACAGCGGTTTGCACCGTGGTGCCTGCCGAGGGGTTGGTGTACTGAACGTCGTACAGCGTTTCCGGGTCATCGTACACCCAAGCAACGATTTCCGTGCCGGTGGCGCCCGAAGGCCAGAAGGGGCTGATGGTCGGCTTGCCCGAGGCGTCGAGGTACTGGCAGCCAGCAAAGATACCGAGCAGCGTGATGCCGTCG